ACGGCGGCTCTCCGTCAATTATTAGACGCAGGAACTTTATCAAACCTACCAGCAGGATTTAAACAGAGAGGTGTCAGAGTCAGAGACGAGGCAGCTCCGATACAACCAGGTGAATTCAAAGATGTGGATGCACCAGGTGGAAATCTAAGAGATGCATTCTTTCCGTTACCATACAAAGAACCATCACAGACATTGTTGAATCTACTTGGAATTGTTGTTCAAGCCGGACAACGTTTTGCAAGTATTGCTGATATGCAGGTGGGAGATGGTAACCAGGCAGCGGCTGTTGGAACAACAGTTGCATTATTAGAGCGTGGTTCAAGAGTCATGAGCGCAATACACAAGAGATGTTATGCAGCGATGAAGGAAGAATTCAAACTATTATCAAAAGTGGTATCACAATACATGCCTCCAGAATATCCTTACGATGTTGTTGGTGGTGCGAGAAATGTTAAACAGGCTGACTTTGATGACAGGGTTGATGTCGTGCCGGTTGCAGATCCAAATATATTCTCGATGTCACAGAGAATAACACTTGCACAGACACAGTTACAGATAGCAACATCAAATCCACAGCTACATAATATGTATCAGATATACAGAAATATGTATGAGGCGATCGGTGTTAAAAATGTAGATGCAGTTCTACCACCACCAGCGCCTACAGCGCCAATGGACCCAAGTCTAGAACACATAAATGCATTAGCTGGCAAAGCTTTTCAGGCTTTTCCTGGTCAGGATCACAGAGCACACATCACAGCCCACCTAAATTTCATGTCGACCAATATTGTTAGAAATAATCCTGCGGTTATGGCTGCGATACAGAAAAATATCTTAGAACATATCAGTCTGATGGCACAGGAACAGGTACAATTAGAGTTTAGAGAGCAGATGCAGCAGATGATGATGATGCAACAACAAGCAGCTATGAACCCACAGGTGCAAGCACAGCTTCAAGCACTAACAAATCAGGTAGAATCTAGAAAAGCTATTCTAATTGCAGAGATGACAGAGGAATATATGAAGGAAGAGAAGCAAATCACGTCACAATTTGACAATGATCCTCTTCTAAAACTAAAATCACGTGAGGTTGACCTTCGTGCGATGGAAAATGAACGTAAAAAAGACAATGACGAGGCCCAAATCGACCTTGCAAGAGCAAGATTGATGCAACAGGGCGAGATCGCAGAGGATAAGATGGAACAGAACGAGGATTTAGCAAAATTAAGAGCCGGAGTTAGCCTTGCAAAGACCGGAGTACAGCAAGCGGCGGTGATAACGGAGGATAATTAATGCCACTAAACAAAAAAGGTAAAAAAATTATGAAATCCATGAAGAAACAGTATGGGAAAAAGAAGGGTGAAAAGATATTCTATGCATCTAAGAACAAAGGTGTTATAAAAGGAGTAAAAAAAGGAGCATAAATGCAAAAACTAGACAAAATAAAAGAAGTTAAGGTTGCAGAGCAGAGTATCGAGGTAGATCCAAGATCTAAAACGACTGCAGATGGAGCTTTTAACTATATTGCTACAGGAAAACCTGAGATGCCAGTTGGTGGTCAGAAAAGAATGTTAGCAGAGAAAAGAAGAAACTCTAAGCTAACAAGCAGAGAACGAAGATGGCAATGTCTGATGCACAACTGATGCACGCAGAGAAAATGGCCCGAGGTGAGGAATCTTACCAGGGCAAACTGCTAGAGGCCCGACAGTCAGACTGGAAGGACGAGGCAGTTTTGATAATTCTCAGTTTGCCCGTGTTGGTGCTCGCATATGCGGTGATATCGGATGATCCGACTGCTATGGACAAGGTAAAATTGTTCTTCGATATGTTCTCGCAGCTTCCGAGCTGGTTCACAAATTTATGGATCCTTGTCGTGGCGAGTATTTATGGTATAAAGGGTACACAAATTTTTAGAAACGGAGGCAAAAAATAATGGTCGGCATATATATTAAAGCTCTAATGAAAGGTGCAAGTAAAGTTTCACCTACAATTAAATCTGTAAAACCAAGTGTGCCTAAAACAAAATTAGAAAAAGCTAAAAGTGAATTAGCTATTGCAAAACAAAAAACAAAAGCCTCTGGTGCAAGATTAGACAACACTATTTTTAGAATTAATCAACAAAAGAAAAGACTTGAAAGAAAAAAGAAAATGGGCGGCGGAATGATGGGCCGTAGAATGGGTTACAGTCAAGGTAAACTTGCAGTGACACCAAGAGAGAAACAATTAGCTGCACAATACGGAGATAAAAAAAGAATTACAAGAGGTGATGTAATTACAGCAGCAAAGAAAAAATCAGGAAATAAAAATGTCTAGACCAGGTTTATACGCAAACATACATGCCAAAAGAAAACGTGGTGGTAAAATGCGAAAGAAAGGTGCTAAAGGTGCACCAAAGGCACGTGACTTTGCTAGAGC